ATAAAATAAAATAAAATAAAACAATATAAAATTAAGAAAATACAAAATATTACCACTTTTATAAACCACTAGAATGTTTTAAACATTTCTATACCACCTTATATTTATTATAGAGGGCTCTATCTACGAGCACCTAACGTTTACAGAAGACGTAACTTTTGCTTTAGCACTCTAACCTTGTGAATGGAGTATTGGCGGAGGGACCTATGAGGAAGTACCTACTAACCTCCTTTGTTATCAAATTTTCTGAGTCGATTTTAATCGATGTTTCATAGTTGTGGCACACTCCCACTGAATTTAGATACTCAAAACCCAATATGTGGCATTCCTACGTTGTTAGAGAGTTCCGCGCAGGCGGCTATTGCGTTTATTTAATAATCAAGGTTTAATAATGTAAGTAGCCATTCTTACGTGAAATACTAATCACCTTTTATTATCTAAAACCCTGTTGTTTAGCTATATATCATGTATTCAATTAACAATATTGAAACTAGTGCACTTAACCTCAGTGCCGTAAATAAAAAGGTTAAAATTAATGATTCTTTTAAAGAATTCGAGAAATTGGATATTCCTAATTTTGATGAATTAATTGATGGTTTTGAACGACTTCACTCAGAAGTTCTTACCAACGAAAAAGCATTAAAATGTTTTCCACATTCTCAAAATCCCATTATACCTCAAGCTTTTGAAGTGGACGTTAATCATAATGTCCGAGTTCCATTAGCAGAAGATATAATTAACAAAATGTCAGGATGGTTCAGCAAGAATCGTAAAGAAACACTTGTTGATACCAAACCTGATGTTATTGTTTCACAGACTTCCATTGAAGATTATAGTAAAACCAAATCACCTACGAATAATTTTCAAAACTCCAGTTCCTTTTTTGAAGGAAATTATAGTCCTGCTTTAATTTTCTTCAAGGATATGTTTAGTACTCTCTGGGACAACCCAGAAGCTTGTGCTTTAACTTTGTGTCTTACCTTTGCTTTCAGTTCCTATTATAGTATTAATCGTGAAAGTAAGAGACCAACTCATACTGTAGTGTCCAAAGCACTATTGACTTGTTCACTCATATGGGGCATGGTTGCTGCTAGTTTTGCTTATCACAAATCTACTGATAGCTCAAAATTTATTTCACTCGTAAGCAATCTTAATTTCTTACAAAACAAATCCGAAGTAGTATCTACTGAAGATGATGTTGCAGAACCCCAAGGTTTTGAGGATCATAAAGATTACTTCGTTGAAACTCTTGTTTTGGCTACATCCATGATGGTTGGTAGCACTGCTAAGCAACCAGTGACTGTTTTTTTTAAAGACATCATAAGAGTCAAT